GATCATACGGCAAACTAGACGATCCATTCACATCGGAAGGGGATACCTTCTTTTTGCGGATGAATGCCCGTCTGCGGCCTAACCAGTTAAAGCCTGGTGAGGTAGCATTGTCGAAGAATGGTCGAATGAATAAGGATGGAACTTGGCAGACTCGGAAGGGGCTTTCTACTCTGTTCGGCTCAATTACATCGGGGACAAATGCGATCCGATTGCCTTACATTATTTTATCGGCCCAACGGCAGAGCAATGTAGTAACCTTAATTTTAAGCACTACACCTTCGCTTTCTTTTATACCTGGTGAAGATTTCCACATCGATGACCTAGATGCATCAGTCGATGGCACTCGCACTTTAGCATCGGTTAATTTTACGACTAAGACTCTGACTTTTGCAAACAGCGGAGCGGATACCACTTTTACCATTAAAGGCGAGAATGTGGGAAATACTTCAGTGGTAAGTTCGGGGACGGCCATCGGTACAACTTTAAATTTTACCCTCAACGACAACGGAGTAAACGAAGTATTCGGATCGGCAGTCTTTTCAGATGCCACATCGAATAACGATGATTATATTTTTACCGCTACTGATACCACCTGTATCATTCTTCGTCTGAAAGATTCTGCACTTTTTAAGTGTCGGTATGAGGCGGGTGGGGAATCAGTCGATGGACCGGTTCAATTGACTCAGGGACTCGGGAAGATGTATATCTTTAGGACTCGTCAGACAACTCTCGAGGCCAGTCCCGAGGTTCAGCGAGTGGATATATCCTCCGCCTCGCAAAGCAGTCAAACAATAACTGTAAACGCCACGGCACATGGCCGAACCGCAAATGATTATGTTACCTTAACCGGTTTAGGAAATTGGACTGATAACCCTAACGACTGCTATCAGATTGAGACAGCATCGACAAATCAGTTTACCGTCAAAATGGCAACATCGCAGACCACAACATTTAATGTTTCCGGCGCACAGGTTGAATTTTTCTTGGACTTCACTAAAGTCGCAAATGGAACTTATACCGCACCCGTTTATCTGACTGATACCACAACAGTCGCACAGGACGGAGTGGTAACCATGGATATAAATTCTCACGGCCTGTCCGCTGGTGATGATTTAACCATCCAGTCAGGTACAAGCCCATTCGACCTCTTTACGAATCAAAAAACTCGTGTTTCCAATGTCCCGAATGCAAATCAATTTCAGTTTAACTTAGAAGTCGCTAATGTATCCCTCGGAGATTCCAAGACTTTAACAGTTAATAAACCCCTAGCAGTCGGAAAAGGCTACATCCACCAACCCGCCGCACCTTGGGGAATCGTTCACGAACGAAGGCTTTGGATGCCTTACTGGTACACCTCGGCTACCACTCCAGCGGACCGAGGAATAAGGGATGAGATTGTAGCATCTGACATTATGGATTTCGATACCGTGGATGTAATCGGCAATCAGTTTAGACCATCTGCCGGGCAAAGCGATTACTTGGTCCAGCTTACTCCATTCACTAAGGATTCGCTCGTAGTATTTAATCGAAAATCGATCCATCTAATGAGTGGGATAAGCGGATCTCTTGCCGATGTTTCGACCAATGTGGTAACCACAGAAATCGGATGCTCGGCAAGGAAGTCAGTGGTCCAAGTGGCAAATCAAATAATGTTTCTATCCGACCAAGGTATTTATGCGGTCGAGTTCCTCGATGAATATAATTTACGGGGAACAGGCACTCCAATATCGGAAACCATCCAGCCCTTTATCGACCGAATTAATCAGGATTATGTTCATCTATCTTGCGGAGTTTACTTCGATAATCGTTACTGGCTGGCGTTACCGCTAGACATTGCGCCAGGGAGCGGAGATGCAACTAAACTCAACACTATAATTGTGTACAGCTTTCTTAACGGAGGCTTTGAAAGCATCGACACAGTTAATTCAACCGAGTTTGCGATCCGTGAATTAATAGTCGGCAAAGAAGGTTCTCAGAATGCTTTATATCTTACCACAGAAGAAGGGGGCATCCACAAAGTCGATGGAGCAGATGGAGGGGATGTGGTAAGTATGTCCGCCGGTCAGGCGGTTCCCGAAACAATAGCAGTCGTTTCTCAATGCACCACCCGACAATATGATGCCGATACTGCCGATAGGAAAATGTTTTCCCGTTCCGAGCTACATATAAAAAGCTCAGATCAAGGACTTTCCGATGGCGATATTAGTTTTATAACTGAAGACCCCGACTCCACAACATCGGCCACATCGATCTCCACTCTGCTAGGTTCAACTTTACCGGCAAACGAGGATTCTTCCATCCGATTGGGAGTAAGAAAAAGAGGATTCGGAATACAGACAGACTTTAAGCCCACAGTGGGCAGACCATTTTTACGGGCAGTTAAGATCGATGCCCGAGTAACAGACAGAAGCACGACATCCATTTCATAGGAGAAACATATGGCAGTATTATCAACAGGACAGAGTTTTGCGAGTGGCGATCAAGTCACCGCACAGAAATTAATTGATATTGTCGGCCAAGCGTATTTTACCTCGGCGGCAGATACGACTGACAATTCGACACTTACTTTAGGTTCGAGTAAATTAAAAGTTAAGGATGCTGGAATCACAGCGACCCAGTTGGCCACGGATTCCGTCATCACCGCAAAGATTCAAGATGGAGCAGTAACAGCCGCCAAGCTAGATGCTGGAGCAGTAAGTGTTCTCATGCCAACGGCATCAATTATGCCGTACGCCGGTTCATCTGCCCCAACCGGTTATTTATTGTGTGATGGTGCGGCAATTTCACGCTCCACTTATTCGACTCTTTTTGGACTGCTGGCAACCACCTACGGATCGGGAGATGGTTCATCGACTTTTAATATCCCCGACCTTCGAGGCCGAGTAATTGCCGGACAGGATGATATGGGCGGAGCATCTGCTAATCGATTAACTGGTTTAACTGGTGGAGTTGACGGAGATGTTTTAGGCGGATCAGGAGGTGCTGAAACTCACACACTAAGCACAGCAGAAATGCCCTCTCATACGCACGATACTGGTAATATAGCGGGAACAGGGCCTTATGCAGAATCAGGTGATGTTAGTGGTGGTAGTGTCGCACAAAATTTAACTACACTTCCTACAGGCGGAGGCGGAGCGCACAACAATGTCCAGCCTACCATCATTTTAAATTACATAATAAAGACTTAATATGGAATTCATAAAAAAATTAATCGGGCCATCGGAAGAGGAAATTGCAGAAGAAGCAGAGATGCGTTTAAATCTAGTACAACAGGCCCAAATAGCTCCCCAGCAAGTAACTCGCTCAAAAGACCCGCTTTCCCACCAATACGGGGACACCCATGTTCAAATGCGTCGGCGTACAAACCCAAGCCATTTTCCCGACACCAACCCCGAGCATTTTAATCAGGATATTTCGCAAGACCAGGTAATAAAATATTTAGCCGAACAATCGCCAAGCGGGGAATCGTTAGCGTACATCAATCCGATCGAACGGGAACTTCTCATGCTCTCCGGCGCAAAGGGTAAAATGACAAAAGATGGAATAGTTTCCTTCGCCCCCGAAGATCCGCTCAAACAGGCGGCCATGCTTCTTAATACTGCCGCACCGGAAGGTGAAGGATTAGCGTACATTAATCAACAAGAAGCTCAAATGCTAAAGGATGCCGGTGGAGCGGGTGAACCGGTCAACTCCTCGGGAGTACCTTCCTTCTTCTTGCAGAAACTCTTTGGAGGTGGAAAAGCACCCCCTCCCTTACCCGAATTTAATGTCGGCAAATCTGCCCGAGATTATGTTGGAGCAATGGCCGACTCAGGACTTCAGGACCAGCTTTTAGGAGTTCGCCAGCAATACGATCCACAGTACCAAGATTTACAGATGGGACTCGCCAAACGAGCCGCCGATCCGATGGCCAGCCTAGCAGAATCAAATGCCATGCGTTCACAGAACTTCGGGGCGAGGATGGCGGAAAGACAGGCGGGTTCAGATATTTCTATGCTTGGTCGATTTGGTGCGGACTTAAACCAGGCTTATCGTGCATCCGATCCACTCATGCAAGCTCGTACACAGCAAGCTAACCAGTTAGCCGAACAGGCTTTCAATGAAGCACAAATGACTGACCTATCGCCCGAAATGAGACGGCGAGCCACTCAGTCCGCTCGTGAAGGATTAGTGGCGAGGGGTAGGGGGATGGATAATGCGGGCATTGCCGCCGAGGCGATGAGCCGAGAGGATTATTTACGAAAAATTATAGGCGAAAATCGAGACGATGCAATGAAGTTTGGCGGGTATGCATCAAGCATGAATAAAGCAACCTCAGTCGATCCACTGGCTATGCTTCGAGGTGGAAGTAATTACACCGCCCAAGGATTCGGAGAAAGATCCGCATTGTTTGGATTACCACAGGAATCTGCCACTCGGATAAATCCTGATGCTGGTGTTAATATCGGAATGCAAGCATACGCAAATAAAGCGAACTACGATGCGGCCAACTATGCCGCCCGAGAAAATGCGGCGAGTGGAATGGCACAGGGTTTATTTGGTGCGATTGGATCATTAGGCGGTGGATATCTAAGCAGAGGATAAAATTATGGCAATTGGAGATACAGTTCAGGCGGGCTTAATGAGAATCGACACCTCGGCCTATGAAAGGGCGGGACAGGCAAATGCGAATGCTAACCAGGCATTCGGTAATGCCCTTAACCAAGTAGCCAAAGGATTCATCGAAGGGCGAGAAAAGAAAGCACGGGCAGAAGAAATGACGGGCTATCTGATGAACCAGGGAGTCTCCGAAAAAGATGCCAAAGCAATCGCCAAGAATCCATTTCTGCAAAAAGAATATCAGCGTAAAAAAGGTGCTGAACAGCAGATGAAGATCGAAGAAGGCCGAATTGCCCAAATGGCGGCCAACCGGCGAAGTGCGCAAAAGATTGCTGGAGATAAAGCCGCACAGATACAATCGGAAAAAGATTTGATTCGGGCAGATGCGGATGAGTTGAAGCAAAGTGCAACTAATATAGCTAAATTTAATTTAGATCGCCCGGATTTACCGATTACGGAAGAAACACCAGCCGCCTTTTTACCGGAACTTGATCCCGATCCGTTTGTCGGCCCTCCGACTACTTATCAAGGCCAAGCTCCAGCGGTCGCTCAGTTACCCGAAAGTTTTCAGCCCCAAGGCGCACAAGTAGTTGATGCAGTTCAAAGTGGCCGATTAAGCCCATTGGAAGGGAATCGTATAATGGACAGCATCCAAGGCCAAGCAATGGCCGAGCGGAAGGCGGCTCCCTCACTAAAAGATATATTGGATATTCAAGGTAAAACTTTAGATATGAATATTAAGACTGAAGACTTTGAGCAGAAGCAAGATGCGATTAGTTTTAAGCCGGAACAAAATTATCTTAATTTAGGGGAAGTTAAATACGGGATATCGGGTAAATTTGGTAACGAGGCGGAAGTAATCAAAATAAAGAGTGAAGCTATTCCGAATTACCAAAAAATGAACGAAGTAATGGAGGATCTTATTGATTTAGGCGAGGCTCGGAAAAAGCAAAAGTATATGAGCAATTCCGATAAAGTTTTAGCTGAGTCTCTAAGTAGGCAGTTACAAGGCTTACTTCGTGAAGATATTTTAGGTCCTGGTACTGTAACTGAACCCGAAAGAGCTATTCTAGAGCAGATAATACAAAATCCTACTCAATGGTTTGATTTTAAAGGAAAAACGGATGATAAAATTAGATCATTAAAAGGTGTCAGGAAAAAGGCATTTAATACCCTAAAATCAAGACTGTCCGGCCTCGGCTTAGATGTCTCAGAGTTTGAACAAGGTGGAAATGCATCTGGAACAAATAAATCTTCCAATATGCAAAATAAGACGGATAGCGGGCTAAGTTTTGAAGAAATTTCTTTAGACGATCTGTAATGCCAAAGTATAGAATAAAGTCCGACATCTTAGGGGTGGATTTTGGAATCCGCACGGATGAAAAGTTAACCGAGCGGGATTACTTCGACATCCTTAAAACGAAAGTCCAGCCACAGGATTTATTACACGCTTATACATCTGCTCCTTACGATGAGAAAAGGCAGAACCTAGCGACTAAGGCATTGGATAATGGTTTCTTTGACCAGGATGTTGGTTTTACCGAGTCAGTGGCAGAAGTCGGGGGCATGGTCGGACAAGGGATTGGTGATATGCTCACCACAAATGTATATGCCACTTCTCGTTTACAGCGGGCAAGGATGCAATATGGAGATGCTGACAACGAACAGGTTTACCAACCACTAATCGAAGAGGGCATTAAGAAGGCCGGACAACAGCTTAAAGGATTGGCTTATGCGGCCAAGCGGGCAGACCGATCCATCGAGGATGATTTATCACAGGCTATGCAGTTTGCCGGTATCCCTCGGGATGATGAGAATTTACAGAAGCGAGTTATCGCAGAAGCACAAAGACAGGACCAGTCACAAGTTGCCGCCACACAGGCACAGATGGGAGTGGAAGCGGCGGGCATGATGGCCATAATCGGTGCAAAGGGGAACGAGGTAATCGAGCGAGTAAAGGCAGACTCCTCAAAGGAATCCAAA